CCTCCACCAGTAATTGTTATTGTTGGTGCAACAGTATATCCAGCACCAGTATTAGTCATCTCTATTCTATAGATGGATGTAATATTAGCTCGTTCAGTAGTAATAGCAACTGCATATGCATTTTGTCCTCCTGCTGGTGCTGATGAAATAGCAATATTAGGAGCAGATGTATATCCAGAACCATCATTATTTAAGAATATTTCATTAATACATCCACTTGATATTCCAACAGTTGCCGTAGCTGTTATTCCAACACCTACTAAATTAACAGTTGTAATATATCCTTCATCCCCTACAGTATCATCAACTTCACCAATACTAGTATCAATAAGTTCATTCTCATATTCAAATAATTCACAACTTAAATCATAAGTATAAAGCTTACCCAATTGATAAAATGGTTTTTCTGATTCTACTTTCTTAATTTCAAATAATCTTTCACCTAGAGGAAAATAAATCAAATCCCCTTCCTTTGGTCTTTGAATCAAATCACCAAAAGTATATCCAGTAATTCTTCCTTCTCTAATACCAGATGACATACCTTCCAAAAATGGTGAAATAAAATCTTCAAATCTTTCTCTAGAAACAGTAAGATTCACTTCATTTTTTAATTTCAATCCAAATTTTGTCATTACATCATAATCTGGAGCATATCCATCAAAATTATTAATATACATCTCTATTAAAAAACTATCATCAAATTTTGATGATTGAATTTCTTTAATTATATTATCCGTCTTAAATATTTTTCTAGGAAGATAATATACATCAACTCCATAAATTTGGATTTGTTCATTGATTAAATCCTGAACAAGATTTTGCTCACGTGGAGATCCTTGTAAAAAGTAAGAATTTAATGTCATAATTATCCAATAAAGTCATAAGGTGGTAATTCATATTCTAAAGTCATTCTTTGCTTAATATCTTCTAATTCCCTTTCTGCATCTTCATATAATTCTCGACCATTAAGTTCTACTCCACCTGGAAGTTTAGTTCCCCTAAATTTAAGTAAATTTTGACCCCATTGTTTTTTAATATTTGCAGTTAAATATTTTTTAAGAAAACTATCATTATAAACACCAGTAAATGTATTAGGATCTAAAATTCTATAACAATCAATAATTAAGTAGGTGTCCTTAGTTTCTGAACCCCAATCCATATCAAGATACAATCTACCCTGTCTCTTATTAAATCTCACTTGCTTATCTGTGGTTAATAAAAAGTCAATATCTTCAAGATATGTTTTAACCATAGAATATTGAAGCAAGTCAATAGAATTAAATTGATATAAATCATTTAAAAATAATTGATACTTTATACTAAACATTCCACCTGATATAGTGCTACTATCAAATTTAAATATCTTTTCTATACCTACTATTGAATCTGGAACCTGTATAAAATTGGATGTCTCATAAAAATAATTTGTCATAGTCGACATACCACTAACAGTAGTTGAAATACCTGATGTTGTAGTAATTCCTAATGTATTAGAACTTCCTGTTTCATTTGTAGCTGTTCCTCTATTAATATCATCTTCAGTAAGTTTATATTTCAAATACATTCTTTCCACACCATCAAAATGACGTTCTTGGAAATATTGAAGTGAATCATCAACAATATCTTCTATTTGATCATCATCAACATTAACTTCTACAACAGGATATCCTAATCTCCTGAGAGAATAATCAATCAATTCTTGCCTACTTGCTGGTTTTGCCATTAGTATTCTCCTCCATCAATAAGTCCTGCAGTTAATGTTCCATCAACAAATACATTTGATGCAAATGTTCCTATTCCAAGAAAAGTAGAAACACCAGCATTAATATAGATACCTCCTTGAGTAGCTCTAAATCCCTGTCTTGCAGTAACAATACCAAGTGAATCTATATTAATAACGTCTTCAGATCTAATAGTTCCTGCACAAGATATATTACCAGAAACATAAAGATCACTAAAAAATGATCCTATACCAGCAAATGTAGAAATTCCAGTTACATTTAGATTTCTGGCATTTAACTCATCAATTGTTATATCATCAGCAACATATAGGTCACCACCAATATATAAATCAGAAGAAGTTGTTACAATTCCAGTAAAAGTGGAAACACCAGCAATAAAGAGATCATCTATATTAGTCTGTCCATAGATATCTGCACCAGCATTGGCATCTACAAATGCATTGAATGTTGCTATACCAGATGCAGTAAAATCATCTACTTGCGTATCACCATCTACATCTAACGTTCCATTGGCATCTATATTTCCAGTAAATGTTGTTATTCCAGTAATAAGTGTATTACCAGCAACATTTAAATTCTCACCTATTCCTACACCACCAGTAACAATTAAAGCCCCAGTAGTTGGTGAAGATGATTTTGTAGTATTTGAAAATGTAGCAATACCGCTAATAATTAAAGATGACGAATCAATTGTATCCGTCATATAGAATTTTTCATCACTCAAATTCCAAACGAGAAGCATTCCATCTCTCGTACTCAAGGTTGCATCAACATCCTGAAGATTCACCAATCTAGTTGGTGGTGCAGAGGCATTTGATAATACCCGAATTACATTTTGAGATCCAATTCTATCGTTTATGGTTGGCATTACCTTGTTACCCCGGCTCGTACTAATGCTGATCCTTCAATGGCTTTATATTCTTTTCCAGCATTCGTTATTTTTACATCATATACATATCTTCCTGGTTTCAATGTTACGGTTTTTGCTGCCGTCATTGTTATAGAAATAAGTCCAGATTCAGGATCTGCAACTGTGGCACCAAAAGACACAGCAGTTGATGATGTGTAACTTTTCCTTATCATTGCAGTTGCTGCAGCATCGACCAAGTTCAGTGGTTCATTAGTTCTTGTATCTTCTAATTGAAAAGAAGTATCAAAATCAAATCCCTGTTCAATTGTTATGTTAGATACGAATACTGCCATTATTCAAAAATGTATATTATTATCTTTAGATATTTATATTATGAGAATTCATTGCTAAATTTTTTAAAAGTAATTTGATTTCTTCAATATCCTTTTTCATCTCATTTAGTTCTTTTTTCTGAGAATCTCTATGATCTAAAGATCTCACATATTGATTGTATGCCATAGAATCTGTATTAACTATAGCACCAGTTTTTTCATCACGATATAAATTACTATGTCCTTCAACCTTAATCATCTTAATGCTATTGTCCTCAATTCTTTTATTCTTGGTGGCAATGCTTGATCGGTACCAGACATCACAATTTTAATAGTATATCCAACAAACAAATCAAGATCATTTGCAGTAAATTCATACTCTAAAAATTGATTACGTCTAACACTAGCAGGAACAAAACTATCAGGCAAACCACTATTCTTAGATTCATCAACAACAAAAAACCCATTATCATCACTATATGATGTATTATCATATCCAGGGAATAATTTAAATGATTGTTCTACATCATCAGAATCTGCTTTTATTAAATTGTAAAGAACTCTAAAGTCGGAAGAAGCATCTCTATATGCGGTTAGTAATACTTTAAGTGATGATGCTGGATTTTTCAAAGATATAGTATTTGATACATATACACAAGCATGTGGATCATCATTAATAGAATTAGATCTTCTATCTGTTAGATAATCCAAGACTGGTTTGTCTATACGATTATTTACAAATTGAGTAAATGCTACATCTGTATTAATTCTTGGTGAAAGATTTTCATCATTAGAATTTAATGTTATTCCTGTAGTAAAGGATTTTCTTCTAGGTAAATCCTTCAAATATTCATTTTCATTTACTTTAGAACATATAATTCTTGTTGTATTCAATCTATTTAATACATTAAGAGCAACTGGTTCAAACCCTTGATCATTAAATGAAGCTTCTGTACCATCAATACTAGTTCCAGTTATTGTTCTAATTGTTGCAGATGCAGAAGTAGTAGTTCCAGGTGTAAGAACATCATATGTGGGTAATAGAGAAGTGTAAGAAATATTTTCAGATGCTCTAACATTTGAACCTCCTACAGATTCCTCAATCGTAAATGAAAGTTGTGGCATATTTGCTGGAGTTCCATCAGTACTTCTATTAATTCCATAACCACCTGTTGCTGATCTATCGATTTCAATATAGTAACCATCTGATGTAATAGGTTCTTTAACATCATGAATTCTATTTATTCTTCGTAAAGAAATTCCATTAAGTTCATATTTAGAAACTATACTATTAACACTATGAGATTGTACTACTGTTGAATCTGTTCCTCTACCAGAACTAGAAATTGTTAAAGTTCCAGAACTTACACCTTCATATTTAATAATTTCATTGCCAATTTTTACATATCCTGGATTAGATGCACTTACAGTAATACCTTCAAAAGTTCCAAAATTACTACTATTTGATACACTAATTGTAGTAACTTCTTGAGAATTTAAGGTTGCACTCAATGTAGTTGGTATTGTAGAAGATTGAACATTAATTAATTCTACTTTATTAGTAGAAGAATACATATTGTGATCGAAATGATTTACCTTCATATAATTACCAGAATATACTCCACCATCTGCAACTACATCTCTTATTGTAGTAGATGCTAATGCAACTAACG